CGCTATTATACATTGATGAGGTTGCAATTATTCCCAATACAGTTGCCGAGGAATTCTTCACTTCCACCTATCCAACTATATCCTCGGGTAAGACCTCCAAGATTATCCTGACCTCAACGCCACTTGGCTATAACCACTTCTGGCATTTCTGGCAGGGTGCGGAGGCAGGCACTAATGGATTTACTCCGGTTCTTGTTCACTACTCAGAGCATCCAAATAGAGATGACGAGTGGGCAAGGAAGCAGAAGGACATGCTGGGTGAGACCAAGTTTGCACAGGAGGTTTTGACAACCTTCCTTGGTTCATCGCAGACACTTATCTCTGCAGATACCTATGGAAAGTTGGTGCCAAAGGACTTTCTATATATGAAAGACGGGCTGGATATAGCAGCAACTCCAATCAAGGGTAACAACTATGTAATCGTGGCAGATACAGCAAAGGGCGTGGGTGGAGATTATTCTGCCTTTATTATTGTGGATATCACATCGTTTCCGTACATAGTTGTGGGCAAGTATAGAAACAACAAAATTAGTCCACTTTTATACCCAAATGTGATATATAAAGTAGCAAAAGAGTACAATAATGCGGATGTTTTGGTGGAAATAAACTCATCTGAGCAAGTGGTACATATTCTCCACGATGAGTTGGAATATGAGAATATTCTGTATGTTCAGAGATCCACCAAGGGACAGACAGCATCTGCAGGATTTGGTGCAGGCAGGACTCAACTAGGTGTGATTACAGATAAGAAAGTAAAACGGATAGGTTGCCAGACATTCAAATCTTTACTTGAAGGTAACAAGATACTACTATCAGATCCAGAGATAATATCCGAGATATCCACCTTCATCGAGCGCAAGGGCACATACATGGCAGATGATGGGTATAACGATGATTTAGTGATGACATTAGTGCTGTTTTCGTGGTTGACTACGAATTCATATTTTAAAGATCTGAATAATATAAATATACGTGAAATGCTTTATAAGCAGCAAATGCAACAAATTGAGGATGAATTGACCCCGATTGGGTGGTTCAATGATGGTATCGATGAGGAACCTGTAAATCCTAACTTTTAATTTTTATAAATATATACATACATGCTCTACCAGCAGTATTTTAGTATAAACATGTGCTATAAGTAACTTACAATAATAATGTAATAAGGAGAAATATTATGCCGTTCGCACTCTCGCCTGGCGTCACCGTAGTTGAAAAAGATTTTACCTCCATTGTCCCTGCGGTTGCCACCTCTATTGGTGCGTTTGCCGGTGAATTTCAGTGGGGTCCAGTTTCATATCCAGTCACAGTTTCCTCAGAAAATGTTCTAGTTCAGATATTTGGTAAACCAAATGATGAAACTGCACAATCATTTTTTACTGCTGCAAACTTTCTAGCATACACAAACAACCTAAAGTGTGTCCGTGTTGATTCTCCTTTAGCAAGAAATGCAGTCTCTGTACGGTCTGGATCACCTTCCATTCCTACTCCTATATCTACTGGAAGTGGATATACAATTGCTCCATCAGTAATTGTATCTAGTCCAAATGATGTTGGAGGTCAATTGGCAACCTTTGTGTCTACTATATCTAATGGTTCAATTACTGGATTTGTTCAGGGCACAACCGGAACTGGTTACACTGCTGTTCCAACAATAACAATCGGTACGTCTTGGGTTGCTAGTGCTGCTGTTACTCTTGATCAACAAATTGCTCATCTAACAAATCTTTACACAGTTACCACAGCAGGTAATCTTGATAGCACAACACCGCCAACGCATGGTAATGTTACAGTTACATCTGGATCCTTTGTTACAGGAACACAATATACTATTCTAACAATTGGAACAACTGATTTTACTTCAGTTGGTGCATCTTCTAATACTCCTGGTGAAATTTTTACTGCTATTGATGCGGGCCCTGTCGGCGGCGGTGGTACTGCTAGACCATCAGTTGTAAACGGAACAGCAAAATTGGCATGGGCAGGACAACGTGCAACTGCCACATCATCTATCACTGTTGGTGGCGTGAAAATTAAGAATGCCGATGACTACGAAAATAATTGGGAATCTGGTCAAGGTGTTATTGGATCATTTGCTGCAAAGTATCCTGGTACTTTTGGTAACTCCATCAAGATCTCCATTGCAGATAGTGCTACCTTCCCAACTTGGGCATATAAAACCAGTTTTCCATCAGCACCAGGCACATCTGATTATGTAGAAATGGCATCTGGATCTGATGATGAACTTCATGCGGTTATTGTTCAGGTTGCAGGATCTACAGAAGTAGTATTGGAAACATATTCATTCCTATCAAAGGCATCTGATGCTAAGAAGTCAGATGGTTCCAATAGTTACTACAAGACTGTTATCAATAATAGTTCCAAGTATGTTTGGTGGACAGATCATCCAATCTCCGGTACAAATTGGGGCACTGCTGCTGCCAATACTGTATATGCAGATTTGGCAGGTGGAGAAACCACAACTACTCTAACGGGTGGTGTTGATGACTTTGCTGCCACTGATGGAAATTTTATTGATGGGTATCGTTTGTTTGCCAATAGCGAAACTCTTGATATTAGTTTGGTCATGTTGGGTAAAGCATCTACGACAGTTGCTATCGATGTTATCGACAATGTTGCTGAATTCCGATTAGATTGCGTCGCATTTGTGTCTCCACAAGATATTTCCAGTGGTAACTTCATCAATCAACTTGGTTCTGATGCAACTGATAGAATTATTGCTTATCGTAATTTACTTCCAAGCACATCATATGCTGTAATTGATTCTGGTTACAAATATCAGTATGACCGTTACAATGATGTCTATCGTTGGATCCCATTGAATGGTGATATCGCAGGTCTATGTGCCAGAACTGATAACACAAACGATCCTTGGTGGTCACCAGGTGGATTGAATCGTGGTCAGATCAAGAATTGTATCAAGTTGGCATTCAACCCAAACAAGACAGATCGTGATACATTATACCAAGCAGGTGTTAATCCAGTTGTTTCATTCCCTGGTAATGGCACTGTATTGTATGGTGATAAAACTATGTTGTCAAAACCAAGTGCGTTTGATCGTATCAATGTGCGTCGTTTGTTCATCGTGCTTGAGAAGGCAATTGCCATCGCTGCAAAATACCAACTATTTGAATTCAATGATGGATTCACCCGTGCGCAGTTCAAGAGCATGGTAGAACCATACCTCCGTGATATTGAAGGTCGTCGTGGTATTACTGATTTCCAAGTGGTATGTGATGATACCAACAACACTGGTGAAGTTATTGACCGCAACGAATTTGTTGCTGACATCTATATCAAACCAGCACGTTCAATCAACTTTATTACTTTGAACTTCATCGCTGCCAGAACTGGTATAGCATTCAGTGAACTTGGTGCATAACATTACAAATATTAGGAGCATTCAAAATGGCAAAAATAAGTGACTTCAAGGCACACCTTTCATCAGGTGGTGCCCGTACTAATCAGTTTCAAGTTGATCTATCATTTCCATCATTCGTTACACTTGGAGCGATCGCAGGTATTCAAGGTAGGTTTCTATGCAAGGCAACAAGTTTGCCTTCATCGGATATTACACCAATGGAAGTTATGTATCGTGGTCGTCCAGTGAACTTTGCTGGTGAGCGTACATTCCAACCATGGACTGTAACTATCTACAACGAAACCTCTTTCAATATTCGTAATGCAATGGAACAATGGTCCCATGGTATTCAGAATTTGAATACAACAAAGGGTCTGGTTGCACCAAGGTCATACCAAGTTGATATGAATGTTCATCAACTAGATCGTAATGGCGCACCAGTGAAGTCCTATACATTTAACGATGCGTTCCCAACCAGCATCAGCGCAATCAACCTTGATTACGATACTCCACAAATTGAAGTGTTTGATGTTACATTCACTTACAACTACTGGACTTCTAATACAGCGATGGGTAAGGGATTTGGTATTTCTACTGCTGTTCAAATTCCTGGTCTTGGATCACAAGTTATTGGACTTTAAACAGAAGTAAAAGCATTATAAGTATAATACATTATACAACATTGGAGAATTACTTTGCAATTATTTGGGCTTGAGATCACGTTAGGTAAAAAGGACAAGGAGAAGAGCAACATACTATCAGTTGTTCCTCCTGCTGCCGATGACGGTTCAGCAATCATATCATCCATAAATGCCGGTTCATATTATGGAATGGTGCTGGATGTTGAAG